GGAATTCATGCCAGTGAAACTGCCTGGATTGGCACACAATTTGATGCTGTCATAGACAACAATGCCAGCTTAGATCAGCTGTATAGCCAGATCAACGATCAGGTTCTAGGTCTCCGGGTCTCCACGGCAGATCAGTCTTAGCCACTTCTAACACACAGTTTTGGCATACGGTTTTTAAGTTGCGTAGGCTGTTGTTGTTTAGATTGCCATCGATATGATACACCACTAGCTGTACAGAATACTTGGCACGAAAGCCACAACGGTCACAGGTGGGTTTTTTCTTGTAACCTGCTGTTTTCCATCTGGGATCAACCGGCTTGAGTTTGCGGCCGCGCCTGATACAGTGTTCACATAAACGTCGGTACTGTATACTGTCAGCACGGTGATACGCCACAGCTCTAACTCGTTGATTGCAGGATAAACACATGGGTCTCATGAGCATATTTACCCTTAACCCTACTCAGTAGGGACACGATCTTGGCCTGTTTTTTCCTTTTTCCATAAATATCTATAATTAGAAAAAAGGAATTACCATGGCACTTACATCACCTGGCGTAGAAGTCACAATCATTGACGAAAGTCAGTATATCCCTTCCGCTACCAACTCGGTACCTTACATATTATTAGCCACTGCACAGAACAAAATTTCTGGCGCCGGAGTGGGAGTTGCAGCCGGAACACTGGCAACAACTGCAAATCAAGTTAGAGAAATCACCAGCCAGCGTGATTTATTGGCCACATATGGTAACCCATTCTTTTATAAAACATCAGCAGGTACTCCAATCAATGGATACGAACTCAATGAGTACGGGTTATTGGCCGCATACAGTGCCTTGGGTGTGTCAAATCGTTGTTACGTACAGCGTGTGGACATTGATCTAGCTGAACTTACAGCCACCCTGGTACGTCCAACTGGTGCTCCCAATGATGGCACTTATTGGTTAGATACTGCCAATACAATTTGGGGATTGTTCCAGTGGAATCAGACCGGCCTAGGTTCTTTTGCCAATGAAGTTCCGTTGGTCATAACAGACGAAGCAGATTTGGAAACCTCCAGCACAGTTCCTTTGCAAAGCATTGGCAGTATTGGTGATTATGCCGTAACAGCCGCTACAGCAGCTACCACAGACAATCCAATCTATTTTAAACGTGGAGGAGCTACTTCTCTCGAAACATCCAGCACAGCTTTGTCAAATCTTTACAACACCTGGGTGCAACTTGGATCCGACGAGTGGAAAACATCGTGGCCAGCCATACAAGGCACACTGAGCCCGACCACATTGCCAGTTGGAAATGCAATCAATATCAATGGTACAAACATTTTTGTTCCGTCTGCACCAAACAACACTGTGGAAAACCTTAGCGATGCCATCAACACCGCACTCAATGCAGCCGGTGTGTACAGTTCTTTTATTGGTGGAAAATTACAGATCTACGGTGACAGCAACGCTACCAATGACAGTACTGCAGCCAGTGGAATTGTTGAAATTCAAAATCAAACAGGAACTCCATTAACAGCACTGGGCATCACAGCCGGTGAGTACAATGTGCCCATCTATTTGGCCGCTTACAGTTACAACGCACCACGCTGGTCCAGCAGTCAGACCAGTCCAGCGCCCACAGGCAGTGTATGGCAAAAAGCCAACAATGTGAATTTGGGAGCAAATTTGGTAGTCAAAAAATACAACAGCACCTTGGGTGAATTTGTACAACAAGCATGTCCAATATACGACACTGATGCAGGAGCTAATTTTGCATTGGATCCATCGGGCGGCGGTGCAAATATACCAGCCGGTGCCACTATAGGACAGAATCCAGGCGGATACGACGCTATATCTGCCCCATTGGCAGAATTCACAATTTACGAACGATTTGCCACTGGCCCAACAATCATAACTGCATCGGATACAACCCCTGGTCCGTTTGTTACCAACAACACCTTTACCATCAGTGCCACAGCAACTGGTTCGGCAACCTTTAGTGCACCAGTGACAGCCACCTTGTTGGGTACTACCGTAGCCGATTTTGTGTCGGCTGTTAGTGCTGCCGCGGTGCCGTATGTAAGTGCGTCGGTCGACAGTGCCGGTGCTATTGTGTTTACTCATAGCCAAGGTGGATCAATTATATTGATTAATACCAATGGCAATCCACTTGGAGCTGCTGGAATCAGTGCCACAGTGCGCGGTGTAAGAACTAACTATGTCAACGGTGTGGCCAGCGGACTATTGCTCAGCAACTGGGTCGGTACCCCAACGTTTACCTATACTGCCAGCACCATAGCCCCAGGACAAGACCCTGCCAACGGCCGCCAATGGTATTACAGCACCGCCACGGTGGCTGATATCATGATCCAGGACAACGGTATTTGGCAAGGTTATCAAAATGTAACCAACGATGTGCGTGGTGATAACCTGACACTGACCAATGCGTCCGGTCCAATTTTTGCAGCCACACCTCCTACCACACAGACTGACGAAAGTGCAAGTCCATTGGTGCTGGGAGATTTATGGATCGACACTGGTGATTTGGAAAATTATCCTCAGTTGTATCGCTGGAGTGAGGTTGACGGTACCGACCAATGGTTATTGATTGACAATACCGATCAGATCACCGACAATGGTATCTTGTTTGCTGATGCACGCTGGGCACCCAATGGCACGACCAATCCCATTACAGATCCATTACCGACCATCACCAGCTTATTGATCAGTGACTATCTGGATCTTGATGCTCCTGATCCTGCTCTGTATCCGCAGGGCATGTTGTTGTGGAACACTCGTCGTAGCGGATTCAATGTCAAGGCCTTTGAAGTTGATTATTTTAACTCAACTGACTATCCAGGCGAAATCTTGCCAGTAGAAACCAATGCTTGGGTAACACAAAATCCAACCAGAGATAACGGTAGTCCGTACATGGGTCGCCAGGCTCAGCGTGTTCAAATTGTGCAGGCACTCAAAGCAGCCATTGATACCAGCACCACTCTGCGTGAAGAGCAAAAAGATTATAATTTGATCGCATGCCCACAATATCCAGAGTTGATTCCCAACATGATCGCACTCAACAACGAGCGTAAAAATACAGCATTTGTCATAGGCGATACTCCATTGCGTCTGAGTCCAGAAGATGTTGTGGCTTGGGCAACCAATAACAACGGCGATGGCATTCCTACCGGCGATGGCCTGGCCACTCGAGATGTGTATGCTGGTGTATTTTACCCCAGTTGCCAGACCACCGATACCACAGGTTCCGCAGTGGTACAACCGCCAAGTCACATGATGATTCGTACAATCATTCGCAATGACGAAGTGGCCTATCCATGGTTAGCACCTGCCGGTACACGTCGCGGTGTAATCGACAATGCAGCACGTATTGGTTACATCAATACCACCACAGGCGAATTTGAGACCTTGGGGGTACGTCAGGGCTTACGTGATGTACTGTATCAAAACAGTATTAATCCAATCACGTTTATACCCGGAGTAGGCATCACCAACTTTGGCAACAAGACCACAACCACGCTGACCACAGCATTGGATCGTATCAACGTGGCACGTTTGGTAGCATTCATTCGTGGCAGATTAGACAGCATCGGCAAGCAGTTCCTGTTTGAACCCAATGATCAGATCACCCGCAATGAAATTACCAATGTGATCACCAGTTTGATGATTGATCTAGTGGCCAAACGCGGCATCTATGACTACTTGGTAGTGTGTGATTTGAGCAACAACACACCTGCACGTATAGATCGTAACGAACTGTATGTAGACATTGCAATTGAGCCAGTCAAGGCCGTTGAATTTATCTACATACCGGTGCGTATCAAGAATACTGGGGAAATCTCAGCAGGATTGTCAGCCTAAAGCTACCATAAATAACAGTACACAGGAGATAACAAATGGCCGTTTCATCGCTCAGTAGAATGACAGTTCCTTTGGCAAGTGACCAAAGTAGCCCTAACCAGGGCCTGTTGATGCCCAAACTCAAATATCGCTTTAGAGTGATATTTGAAAATTTTGGAGTTTCAACACCACGTACAGAATTGACCAAACAGGTCATGGACTTCACACGTCCCACAGTGAGCTTTGAGGCCATTGATATCCCGATCTACAACAGCACCATCAAGTTGGCCGGCAAATATAGCTGGGGCGATTTGACCTGTCAGGCACGTGATGATGCCGGCGGCAATGTGTCTAAACTGGTTGGTGAACAGTTACAGAAGCAACTGGACTTTATGGAACAAAGCAGTGCCAGCTCTGGTATTGATTACAAGTTCCTCACACGCTTTGAAGTGTTGGATGGCGGCAACGGTGCCAACGAACCCATCGCTTTGGAAACCTGGGAAATCTATGGTTGCTATCTCAGCGAAGTCAACTACAACAACATGGACTATGGTGCCAGTGAACCTGTTACTATCTCCATGACCATACGCTTTGACAACGCAGTCCAAACTCCAACAGGTTCTGGTGTTGGTGCCATTGTGGGAAGAACTCTAGGCGACGTAGCAACAGGCGCAGGCAACGGTCTAGTCTAACCATCATGAGCTTCGGCCAGGATTTCCTACAAGGGTTTTTTCAACCCAACGGCCTCAAAGATTACGCTCATGCCAGCAAGACTTTTCGTACCAACGGCTACGAACTAAGTCCTCGCTACAAGTTCCTATTCCATGTGTATTTCAATATCAACACTGGACAAATTCCTGCCCTGCAAAGTGTGTTTGACAACGGTGATGTAACCAGTGTGGGACTCATGGTCAAGACAGTGCAGTTGCCCAGTTACAATGTGGCAGTAGACACAATGAATCAATACAATCGCAAACGCCTGGTACAGACCAAAATTGAATACAATCCTGTTCAAATTGTATTCAATGACGATCAAGGCGATCTCATCAGAAACATGTGGTACAATTATTTCAGTTACTATTACAAGGATCCTAGCCAGAAATATCAAGGCAATCCAGTAACCAGCGGCACCATTGGACCGTTACAGACATTACAGAATGGATTTGGCTACAATACCAGAGATACCTATGCTGGAGATCGACAGGTCAACGACTGGGGATATGTGGGCGAAAGCTACACAGACGGCACAAGAAATATTGGTGCCGGCCTGGAAGGCGGCAAACCGCCGTTCTTCAAAGACATAACCATATACGGACTTAGTCAGAAAAAGTTTGTGAGCTATACCTTGATCAACCCCATGATTTCTGACTGGGCCCACGACACCTACGATTACAGTCAAGGCAACGGCATCATGACCAATACCATGACTGTCAGATACGAAACAGTCAAGTATGGACAAGGTGCTGTAGGCGGCGCAACACCCAGTAGCACTGTATCAGGATTTGCAGATCCGGCACATTATGACACGGTCAAAAGTGCTCTGTCCAGACCTGGCAGTACTGCCACAGTATTTGGACAAGGCGGATTGGTGGATGCAGTTTCGGGCACGTTTGACGATTTGGCCCTGTTGGCCTCGGGCCGCGGCGGAGTTCAAAATGTCATTGGTGCAGTACAAAAAGCCGGAACAACATACAACACATTCAAAGGCAAAGATCTCAAAAGCATTGCCTCAGAAGAAGCACGTCTGGGCGCAAAACAGGTACTACGTGAAAGTCTGCCCGGAGCCATGCGTGTGGCTGTGAATTCAGCCAATGGTATGATTTTTCCTCGAGCTCCTAATCCAGGTGTACCGGTACAACCAGCTGGAACTATCAATCCAGGAACTGTTTGATCATGGGATCAGTAAACAGTTTTAATCCACAAATAGATCAAACAGTACAAATATTTGATCAGTTCTACGACTATTCAGCCGACGTGCCCAGTATGGAATATGATGCTGTCTATAGTTATTTGAGAAGTCAATTTGGCACAATTGATGCTGCCAGCAATTTTGCTGTGACCATGTTTAGGATTGCAGAACAAAGTCAGATACCTGTCATGGATCTGTTGCAACAACTACAAGGAGTCAGTGCCACTGAGCTGACTCTGACCTTGAGTTATTATCTTAATAATTTACGCAGCAGCAGTACCCTGCTGGGACTCAATCAACCTGTGGTACCAAATTACTATGCATCGCGAAACATAAGAGCATGAGCAAGTTTGCACAAGGCAATTATGTAATCAAAAATGTCAGCAAGTACGTGGGCAAAGGTGTTCCCAGATATAGATCGGGCTGGGAACATGCATTCATGCGATTTCTCGACAACAACGATCATGTGGTCAACTGGGCCAGCGAAAGTCTGAGCATACCCTATCGCAATCCTGTCACAGGCCGGCAGAGCATATATGTTCCCGATTTTCTGATAACCTATAGAAACAAAAGCAATCAACTCATAGCCGAACTGGTAGAAATCAAACCCAAAAAACAAAGTGTAATTGAAAGCAAAATGACGGCCAGAGAAGGCGCTGTGGTTGCAGTCAATTATGCCAAATGGGATGCTGCTACCAAATGGGCTCGACGCAACGGGCTCACATTTCGTGTAATCACCGAAGACGACATGTTCCGTAACGGCCGCGGTTAACGCCGGTAAATACGGTATGACAAGAAAATTAGAGGATCTCTTTGATTTACCACCCAGTGGTTTGGATTCCGAACCGCCTGTTGCCATGCCCGAGCAAACTCGTGCAACCATTGTGGAAATTGATGCGACCATAGACAAAATTGATGCGGCCATGCCAGCAGTGCGTGATTTGGATTCAAGCGATCGTGAACTGGACGATATAGCTGCCAAGGCCACAGAAACTTTTGAAAATCTTACCGATTTGGGATTCAATGTAGACAGCAGATTTGCCGCAGAACTGTTTGCAGTGGCCAGTACCATGTTGGGTCATGCACTCACAGCCAAAACAACCAAGTTGCAAAAAAAACTCAAGGTGTTGGATTTGCAAATGAAAAAACTCAAATTGGACCGTGATACAGTCAAAAACAACGAAGCCGAGCCGCTGGAAACAGCACATGGGCGTGTGATGAGTCGTAATGATTTATTAGAAATGCTCAAGACCAACAGAGATCAAAAAGATCAAAACGCATAAATATCATATAGGGATACACATATGAAAAATTTTAAAGAATATCTAGCAGAGTCCGAAAGAACCTACAACTACCGCATCAAAGTGGTGGGTGATGTTGTTCCAGATTTTGTCAAACTGCTCAAGGAAAAACTATCGCAGTTTGATGTGGTAAAGACAACCGAACTCCGGTCAACCCCGGTACAAAAAGCACCTGCAGATTTCCCCAACTATGCCAACGATCGTGTTTCGAGTATGGATGTGGAATTTCGTTATCCGGCTATTGAACCACAGATACAACAGATTGCACAGTTGTTGGGCCTGGACCCAAATCGTATTCGCATGTTGACAGTGCCTTATGAAGACAGTGTGGCCGAAGAAAAAGACAAGGTGGAAGATCAGAACAAAGACCTGCTGACCGATACAGACTTTCCTGCACCCGATGCAGAACAAAAAGCCCTGAGCAAAGACTACAGCGCCAATCCCTACAAACATGCAGTTTTGAAAAATACTTACCGTAGTGATTTTACCGTAGCCGGCGGCAAGACTCCTCCTGCTCAAACCACAAACGACTTGCCAATGGGCGATACCAGTCCAATGACCAAAGTGACAAGACCACCACGCCCAGCAACCGGCGCCAACCCAAAGGGATAATACAAATGAGTTTCTTCTATGATTTAAACAAACGCATGGCCGACCTGGCCAACAAGCAGGATGCCAAGCAACTGAACGAAAGTGCCGCCATTGCAGAAAAGGCCGATTACTCAGCCAAGAAGGCAGCCGCTGGTAAAGACATTGGCAAGCCTGGCAAGGCCTTTGCTAAAATTGCCAAGAGCGCAGGCGAACGTTATGGAAGCAAGGCCGCTGGTGAACGTGTGGCTGGTGCTGTGTTGAACAAGTTGCGTGCCAAAGAAAGTGTTGAAGAGTCAGAAGTAGATGAGTCAGCACTACAGGCGTACTTGGGTAAAAAGAAATACGGCGACTCCGGTATGAAGGCCTTGCAAAAGGCCGGCCGTGAGGGTGCCAGCAAAGAAAAAATGGCCCGCATCCGTGCGCAACATGACAAGATGGACGAAGCCAAGCTACAACCAACAGCCGAGTTAGTTAAGAAGATCCGTGCCAGATTATCGCAGTTGCATGATCAAATGGAACCAGAAGAAGCCTACGATCAAGTGGCCGATGAGTTTAACATTTCCACACGCCAGCTGGAAAAAATGTTGCAAGACGAAAGATTTTTTGAAGGCGACATGGAAGAAGGCAATGCCTTTGCCAAAGCAGTGATTGATGCCAAACGAGATGGTGTACAGCCAGGTGAAAAAATCCGTGTGGGTGGCAAAGAGTATCCAGTCAAGGAAGAAGGCGGCATGCCCATGACACCAAAACAAAAGAGTTTTGCCAAGTTGGCTCCACCTGCAGACAAGATCACATTTGCCGACAAGATTGCCGGTGCCAAAAAAGAAGTTGATGAAATGCTAGGCGATGTGGCCGCAGAAGCTATGAAGCAGGCTGTGACTAAAAAATCACGCAGTGCCGGCACAGCATTTGATCCAGAAGTGCTCAAGACCATGACCTCCACAGATCCGCATCCACGATACGACGTCAAAGATACCGGCTACTCAAAACGGTACACACGTAAGGTTCAAGATGAACCAAAGGATGATGCAGAAGTCTCAACAGAACCCAAGAAAAAAGGCCGTCCCAAAGGTCCTGAAAAAGGCCCTGAGCGTGTGACAGCCAAGAGCTACAAATACAAGTCAGGTCGTCCGGCCCGGACTCAAGAAGATTTAGATACAGATGGTGTCATGATGACACGTCCCAGCAACATGAGCAGTGAAGGTGCTGACCACGGTGAATATGATCGTGAAGGCGACATGGCCAAGGAACAGATGCACACCATCATGAGTGCGGCCAAAGAACTACACAGAATACTTGGTGACGAAGAAAACTTGCCAGAGTGGGTACAGAAAAAGATCACCCTGGCCAAGGAATACATTGACACAGCTCGCGACTACATGTTGACACAACATGCAGAACGTGCCGAGAAAGAACCTGTTGCTGAAAAAGCTGTCAGCAAAAAACAACAGAAGTTCATGGGCATGGTACATGCCGCACAAAAAGGCGAACGGCCAGCAAGTAAAGAAGTTGCTAAAGTAGCAAAAGGCATGGGCAAGAAAGATGCCAAAGACTTTGCTGCAACCAAGCACAAGGGCCTGCCAGAAAAAGTCAAAGAAGAATCGACTGACAAAGAAGATCAACACGCAGAACGTGCCGGTAAGAAGGTCACCAAAGACATCGAGTACGATGAAGGTCACAAAGGCAAAGATGATGCCAAGGCCGAACGGGCCGGCAAGAAAGTAGCCAAAGACATTGAGTACGATGACAAAAAAGACAAAGTAAAAGAATCCAACAAGGGTGGCTACAACTTTGGCGGTAGTGTATACGAAAGTTTAAATCGTCAATATACAAAGGCACTTAACGAAGGCATGAATGTGTCGGTCAACATGAATGCTGGTGAAGATGGAGAAACTCGCAAGAGTATTACTGTCACAGCCGACGGCGCAGAAGCAGACGCATTGGCTGACTTGTTAAAGATGGCCGGCATGCAGAGTCAAGAACAAGAAGCCTGCGGTACCTGTGGCTCAACACCTTGTGGTTGCCAGGCCATTGATGAAAATTCGCCAGACTGGCCAACCAATACAGAAACTTCCGACAACGCACTACAATACTCAGGTGGCTTGAACCGACCAAAATCAACTGGTCAAACCACAATTCCTGTGATTGCCAGCCAACTGCGTAGACAAGTTTCGATGGAAGAAGGAGTTGAACTTGAGCGTACCTTGTTCAACACATGGAAAAATTACAAAGCCCAATGAAAACTCTACGAGATTACATGGTCGAAACAGAACAGTGGCTGGTAACCCCAGCTGCTGGTGATGACTTTGCAATCGAGTTGGAGGACGGCACTTTGGTTGAAACCTATATCATGGCCGTTGAAGGCAATGCTGTTTTGTTGGATACCACACCAGAAATATATGCAGTGTTGGGTCAATGGGCAGAATTGCACGAGGAAGACGATGCACCTGATTCAGAATTGATCGTCCTCAGTGAAGGCCGGATGAAAGAACTCATGTGGCAGGATGCCGAGCGCATGACCCTGGAGCAGTTTGTTGACAAGTACGGCGACGAAGAATGGATACGTGAATTTTGGAACAACATCATGGGCGACATTGATGAAGCCAAATATCAAGGACGTGAAGTGCCTCTTAGCAAACCCATGGCAGGCGATGTAAAAAAATCCAAAGTGTATGTGCGCGATCCTGCTACTGGCAATGTAAAAAAAGTAAACTTTGGCGATCCCAACATGAAGATCAAGAAATCTAATCCTGCACGACGCAAGAGTTTTAGAGCTAGACACAATTGCGCCAATCCGGGTCCGAGAACCAAGGCGCGATATTGGTCTTGTCGGGCCTGGTAAACAAGGAAAATAAAAAATGCCACAAGCAAATGTAATCAGCACAGCAGCCAATGTAACTTGGTATACCGATCGGGCAGAAATCACTGCCCTAGGAGCAGGAGTGGCTTATCAGGTGTATGCAGTAGGCTTGGTTACTCCATATGGCAATGGAGAAAGTTATACATCTGTTCCGGTAGGCAACATCTGGAGCAATGCTGTGTCAGTAGGAGCCAACACCACTGTGCAGATTTATGTGGGCGTGGGCAACAAGCTCACAGTCACTGGCACATTCACAGCCGCAGAATTGGGCACAGACAGTTCAGCCACCGCAGGTGTAATTGGCGCAGGAAGCCAATAAACATGCGAGCCCGGGAGTTTGTGGCCGAGGCCAAAGTTGGTCCAGTTGGCAAACGCAGGGGCAACGCCACTCGTGGACTACACAAGTTTAGAGACGAAAGTTTTTCTGATCGCATTTACGAACTAAATCGTGTTATGATGGCAGCCGCTTCAACAGACGGCAGTTTTGTACCAGATGTAGACGGCGAATCATGGTCAGGACGTCATGATGTAGCGGCTCCCTACACTCAGGTCGAAGCAGACATGATGAAACGTGCCTATGAAGCCACGGGTGCTTGGCATAGAGATCTTAATCATGGTGACATGGAATCACAAGAAGTGCCGTCTACCAACAAGAATAGTCCTGTTGTGGCATTCCGGGGATATCCGAGATGAGAGCCAGAGAATTCATTGCGGAAAGTCGTGCCAGCTTGCCGGTAGAGGTCAGTGGCCCCATGCACGATACCTACATGTTGCCTGGACTCAGAAACAATGATGCTTACCGTAGTTACAGATTTGGCGTGGCCATGGCCCGTGCTAGAGCTGATATAGGCGGAGTTGGAAAAGACCTGCCGGCCTGGAATAGCGAAAGTGCCATGGGCATGTATGGCATTGTGTCCGGCTTTGATGAAACAGTGGACCCGGTAATAGATCTTGCACTCAAAATGACTGACATACCCGGCG